AATCGGTGGAGCTGCATGACAAAGTCATCGGGCATTATCTGAACATAAAACACTATCAGTAAGTTGGAGTCATTACCACCCTCGGCGTGTGGTGGTGGAATATGCTGATCGGCTGGAACATGCTGTAAATATTCTCGTCATACTTCAAGTTGCATGTGCTGCGTCTGCGTTCGCTCACCCCAGTCACTTACTTATGTAAGCTCCTGGGGATTCACTCGCTTGTCGCCTTCCTGCAACTCGAATTATTTAGAGTATATCCATTTATTATCTTTCTGCGCACTTCACGGTGCGCAGATATCTGGAGCATTTGATGATCAAGTTATCTGAAAAAGGCGTGTTTCTCGCCAGTAATAACGAAATAATTGCCGAAGAACATTTCACCGGCGAAATTAAAAAAGAAGAAGCCAAAAAAGGCACTATTGCCTGGTCTATTCTCTCTTCGCATAATACGTCCGGAAATATGGATAAACTTAAAATTAAGTTTGATTCATTAGCCTCTCACGATATTACCTTTGTTGGTATTGTACAGACCGCTAAAGCGTCCGGTATGGAACGTTTCCCGCTGCCGTATGTGCTGACCAACTGCCATAACTCACTCTGCGCCGTCGGCGGCACTATTAACGGTGATGACCATGTTTTTGGTTTATCGGCGGCCCAGCGTTATGGCGGTATTTTTGTGCCTCCGCATATTGCGGTCATCCATCAATATATGCGTGAGATGATGGCAGGCGGCGGCAAAATGATCCTCGGGTCAGACAGCCACACCCGTTACGGTGCATTAGGGACAATGGCAGTCGGTGAGGGCGGCGGTGAGTTGGTAAAACAGCTGCTTAATGACACCTGGGATATCGACTATCCGGGCGTGGTTGCGGTGCATCTGACCGGAAAACCTGCGCCGTATGTGGGGCCACAGGATGTGGCGCTGGCTATCATTGGCGCGGTGTTCAAAAACGGTTACGTCAAAAACAAAGTCATGGAGTTCGTTGGACCGGGCGTTAGCGCGCTCTCTACCGATTTCCGTAACAGCGTTGACGTGATGACCACTGAAACGACCTGTTTAAGTTCTGTCTGGCAAACCGATGAAGAAGTCCATAACTGGCTGGCGCTGCACGGTCGCGGCCAGGATTACTGCCAGCTTAACCCTCAACCGATGGCGTACTACGATGGCTGCATCAGCGTTGATTTAAGCGCCATCAAACCAATGATTGCGCTGCCGTTCCACCCGAGCAACGTGTATGAAATCGACACACTGAACCAGAACCTGACCGACATTCTGCGTGAGATTGAAATTGAGTCCGAACGCGTGGCGCACGGTAAAGCCAAACTCTCGCTGCTGGATAAAGTGGAAAATGGTCGCCTGAAAGTGCAGCAGGGGATTATCGCGGGCTGTTCTGGCGGTAACTACGAAAACGTCATCGCGGCGGCGAATGCACTGCGCGGTCAATCCTGTGGCAATGACACCTTCTCGCTGGCAGTTTACCCGTCATCACAGCCGGTGTTTATGGATCTCGCCAAAAAAGGTGTGGTAGCAGATTTGATTGGCGCAGGCGCAATCATCAGAACCGCGTTCTGCGGCCCATGCTTTGGCGCGGGCGATACGCCAATCAACAACGGTTTGAGTATTCGCCACACCACGCGTAACTTCCCGAACCGCGAAGGCTCTAAGCCAGCTAATGGGCAGATGTCAGCGGTGGCGTTGATGGACGCTCGTTCTATCGCTGCGACTGCGGCAAACGGTGGCTATTTAACCTCTGCCAGCGAACTTGATTGCTGGGACAACGTGCCGGAGTACGCCTTCGATGTAACGCCGTATAAAAACCGTGTTTATCAGGGCTTTGTGAAAGGGGCAACTCAGCAACCGCTGATTTACGGGCCGAACATTAAAGACTGGCCGGAATTGGGTGCGCTGACTGACAATATCGTCCTGAAAGTGTGCTCGAAGATCCTCGACGAAGTGACCACCACCGACGAACTGATTCCTTCCGGTGAAACCTCTTCTTATCGTTCAAATCCGATTGGTCTGGCGGAGTTTACCCTGTCTCGCCGCGATCCCGGTTATGTTAGCAGAAGTAAAGCGACTGCTGAGCTGGAAAATCAGCGTCTGGCGGGGAATGTCAGCGAGCTGACAGAGGTGTTTGCGCGCATTAAGCAGATTGCTGGTCAGGAGCATATTGATCCGCTGCAAACTGAAATTGGCAGCATGGTCTATGCGGTGAAACCAGGCGATGGTTCTGCGCGTGAACAGGCGGCGAGCTGCCAGCGTGTGATTGGCGGTCTGGCGAATATTGCCGAGGAGTACGCGACTAAACGCTATCGTTCTAACGTCATCAACTGGGGGATGTTACCGCTGCAAATGGCGGAAGTACCAACCTTTGAAGTGGGGGATTACATTTACATCCCTGGCATTAAAGCGGCGCTGGATAATCCGGGTACGACGTTTAAAGGTTATGTGATCCATGAAGATGCGCCGGTAACGGAAATTACGCTCTATATGGAAAGTCTGACTGCTGAAGAGCGCGAGATTATCAAGGCGGGTAGTTTGATTAACTTCAATAAAAACCGTCAGATGTAAAAAGCGCCATGTGAATGTAGGTCGCATTCGGCACTTATTGTCGGATGCGATGCTTGCGCATCTTATCCGACCTACGAATCGCATCGAATCTGTAGGCCAGATAAGGCATTTTCGCAGCATCCGGCACTTATTGTCGGATGCGATGCTTGCGCATCTTATCCGACCTACAAATCGCATCGAACCGTAGGCCGGATAAGGCGTTTACGCCGCATCCGGCAAATAGTTAATTGCTCTTACTTCTTCGCCTCTGCAACCACTTTACTACCCACGCCGCGGTTATTGTATTCCCACATGCGGTTGTAGTTAGTGTCATTCAGATTGCGCTGTATTTCGTCGTTATCATCTACGCTGCCGGTATTACCCGCAAACGGACGATTAGAGATCACCGCATCGGCCCACGGTTTAGCCGTGTTAAAACCTTCGTTGATGGCGCTATCACGGATCACCACCTGACCGTTGGTATTGGCATCAACATCCAGCGAGCGGCCCAGTTGCGCCACACCATCACCGAAAGCATTGAAACGGCTGTTTACGGCGAGGAAACCGTAGTAAATGTTGGACAGCGTAGCCGGTGCAAACACATACGCTTCTTGCTGAGTACGTGAGTTCACCACGCGGAATTCGGTGTTATCGAACACCACTGCGCCGCGACCAGAAACGATATCCACATCCCCTTCAATGTAGCTGTTGGTCACCAGCGTACGCGGCTGACGATTCGTTTCCAGACGGTTCTGCACACCGCTGTTGGTGACAAAGAAGGTGTTCTGACGACCGAGAATGTTAACGTTGTTAATCTGTACCTGGTCACCATCAGTACGCAGTGCCACCGCCGGATGGTTACCTGCATCTACGCTATCGCCCAGCGTGTTTTCGATGGTCAGATTTTGCAGTTGCAGGCCATTGTTTTGTGACCAGAAGACCGCAGAGCAGAGAACACCGATACTGTCGCTGCGTTTGCTCTGGCAGCTATCGTACATATACCACGCTGGTTTACCTGGCATATATTTGCCGCGCGGGTTGACGTCGTGACGCCAGTCGGCAGGGCTCATGCCACCATCAAGGGAAAGCCCAATCTTCACATCAATCGGTTTTTCACCTGTACCGTACAGAGTAATTCCACCCGGAGCGGCAGGGACATATACCGTTCCCTGATACTCACCAGGCATCACGGCAATATACTGGCGCTTGTTGGTACGCTTGATAATTGCCGCATCTACCGCCGCCTGAATCGTGGTATGCGTTACACCTTGAGTGCCCGCCGGGCCGACAACAAAGTCAGGTTGCGCAGGCAGGGTAATCGGGGAAGGATTCCACGCTGCAGCACCTGGTGTCAGGGATGCAAAATAGTGTTGAGCATCGAAATTCTGCGCTTCTTTTGCCGACAGAATCGGGCGAGAAGAGGTACCAGGCGCGGTTTGATCAGAAGGACGTTGATCGGGCGGGGTTGAGCTACAGGCGGTCAGCGTCACGCCAAAAGCCAATGCCAGCGCCAGACGGGAAACTGAAAATGTGTTCACAGGTTGCTCCGGGCTATGAAATAGAAAAATGAATCCGTTGAAGCCTGCTTTTTTATACTAAGTTGGCATTATAAAAAAGCATTGCTTATCAATTTGTTGCAACGAACAGGTCACTATCAGTCAAAATAAAATCATTATTTGATTTCAATTTTGTCCCACTCCCTGCCTCTGTCATCACGATACTGTGATGCCATGGTGTCCGACTTATGCCCGAGAAGATGTTGAGCAAACTTATCGCTTATCTGCTTCTCATAGAGTCTTGCAGACAAACTGCGCAACTCGTGAAAGGTAGGCGGATCCCCTTCGAAGGAAAGACCTGATGCTTTTCGTGCGCGCATAAAATACCTTGATACTGTGCCGGATGAAAGCGGTTCACGACGAGTAGATGCAATTATGGTTTCTCCGCCAAGAATCTCTTTGCATTTATCAAGTGTTTCCTTCATTGATATCCCGAGAGCATCAACATGCAATGTTGTTGGGATGGCAATTTTTACGCCTGTTTTGCTTTGCTCGACATAAAGATATCCATCTACGATATCAGACCACTTCATTTCGCATAAATCACCAACTCGTTGCCCGGTAACAACAGCCAGTTCCATTGCAAGTCTGAGCCAACATGGTGATGATTCTGCTGCTTGATAAATTTTCAGGTATTCGTCAGCCGTAAGTCTTGATCTCCTTACCTCTGATTTTGCTGCGCGAGTGGCAGCGACAGGGTTTGTTGTTATATGGCCTTCAGCTATTGCCTCTCGGAATGCATCGCTCAGTGTTGATCTGATTAACTTGGCTGACGCCGCCTTGCCCTCGTCTATGTATCCATTGAGCATTGCCGCAATTTCTTTTGTGGTGATGTCTTCAAGTGGAGCATCAGGCAGACCCCTCCTTATTGCTTTAATTTTGCTCATGTAATTTATGAGTGTCTTCTGCTTGATTCCTCTGCTGGCCAAGATTTTTTCGTAGCGATCAAGCCATGAATGTAACGTAACGGAATTATCACTGTTGATTCTCGCTGTCAGAGGCTTGTGTTTGTGTCCTGAAAATAACTCAATGTTGGCCTGTATGGCTTCAGTGATTGCGATTCGCCTGTCTCTGCCTAATCCAAACTCTTTACCCGTCCTTGGGTCCCTGTAGCAGTAATATCCATTGTTTCTTATATAAAGGTTAGGGGGTAAATCCCGGCGCTCATGACTTCGCCTTCTTCCCATTTCTGATCCTCTTCAAAAGGCTACCTGTTACTGGTCGATTTAAGTCAACCTTTACCGCTGATTCGTGGAACAGATACTCTCTTCCATCCTTAACCGGAGGAGGGAATATCCTGCACTCGCGTACCCATCGACGAACTGTTTCAAGGCTTCTTGGGCGTCGCTGGCGTGCGTTCCACTCCTGAAGTGTCAAGTACATCGCAAAGTCTCCGCAATTACACGCAAGAAAAAACCGCCATCAGGCGGCTTGGTGTTCTTTCAGTTCTTCAATTCGAATATTGGTTACGTCTGCATGTGCTATCTGCGCCCACAGCATCCAGTGGTCATAGCAGTCGCTGATGTTCTCGGCTTCGATAACTCTGTTGAATGGTTCTCCATTCCATTCACCTGTGACTCGGAAGTGCATTTATCATCTCCATAAAACAAAACCCGCCGTAGCGAGTTCAGATAAAAGAAATCCTCGTCAGTGCGAGGATGCTGTTCATTGCTGCTATACACTTTTTTGCTCTCAACGTAAGCGGTAGCCCTTCTGTTGGGTTGGTGCAGTTGCTTTTAGGAAATGCTATTTACCCCTTAAATGTCGGCTGAAAGAGCTAAAATCCATGCAAAAAATTTACGCAATTTTGTGTATTATTGTGCAGTAAGTAATGAGCTATTTTCTGCGCAAAAAATGGATGGTAAATTTGTCCGGGTCAGGAAAAATTTTATGGGCGCTAAACATGAAAAAAGATTCGTATCCTTATTTGATTTGCATGACAGTTTCAGGGCTGATCTTTATTTTCCTTTTCTTCTGGTGGCGGGCAGATATCTACAGGGTCACGTTTCTTAATCAGAGTATATCCCACTATTACATTCTGTTTAGCATGGGAATAGCTTTTCTGTTATCTCTGTTTTGGGTTAAGAAGGGGATAGTAAAACAAAGAGGCTGGAAGAGTCTGTCAGCATACCTTAAGGTTTATGCAGGGATGTGCATATTTGCTGGATTTTTTCTGATTATACCCCTTACGACACTAACTTATTTTTTGCCTGGAGAGACATCGTCTTATGTTGCACCGTATCGGTATACTTCCGGTAGTTCAAAAAGTTGTTCTGGAGCTGAGGTGGATGACCCCGATCTACATGAGAATATTCGCATTTGCTATCCGTATGGCAATTATGAGTACGATAATATTATCTATGTTGAAAAGAAAATTAATATATTAGGTGCGGTAGTGACATATGCACAGACCGCGCGTGATGATACTGAATGATATAGTATATAGCGGGCAAGTTTTAGTTAATTTATCGAGGTAATATAATTTACCTCGACTCGTTTGTTCTGGTATTAATATTTCGCTTTACGACCGATTTTTATCTGATGATATCATGCGGTTTTCATATACTGACTTACTGTCTTTTCTCCGTTAGCGATTTTCTCCTGCTCAGCGATGATTTTATCTTTGGCTTCTAGTTAATTTCGCTCACTTCGAACCTCTCTGTTTACTGATAAGCTCCAGATCTTGCTGGCAACTGGCACAAGTCCGACAACCCTGAACGGCCAGTCGTCTTCGTTCATCTATCGGATCGCCACACTCACAACAATGAGTGGCAGATATAGCCTGGTGGTTCAGGCGGCGCATTTTTATTGCTGTGTTGCGCTGTAATTCTTCAATTTCTGATGCTGAATCAATTATGTCTGCCATCTTTCATTAATCCCTGAATTGTTGGTTAATACGCTTGAGGGTGAATGCGAATAATAAAAAAGGAGCCTGTAGCTCCCTGATGATTTTGCTTTTCATGTTCACCGTTCCTTAAAGACGCCGTTCAACATGCCGATCGCCAGGCTTAAATGAGTCGGTGTGAATCCCATCAGCGTTACCGTTTCGCGGTGCTTCTTTAGTACGCTACGGCAAATGTCATCGACGTTTTTATCCGGAAACTGCTGTCTGGCTTTTTTGATTTCAGAATTAGCCTGACGGGCAATGCTGCGAAGGGCGTTTTCTTGCTGAGGTGTCATTGAACAAGCCCCATGTCGGCAAGCATAAGCACACAGAATATGAAGCCCGCTGCCAGAAAAATGCATTCAGTGGTTGTCATACCTGGTCTCTCTCATCTGCTTCTGCTTTCGCCACCATCATTTCCAGCTTTTGTAAAAGGGATGCGGCTAACGTATGAAATTCTTCGTCTGTTTCTACTGGTATTGGCACAAACCTGACTCCAATTTGAGCGAGGCTATGTGCCATCTCGATACTCGTTCTTAACTCAACGGGAGATGCTTTGTGCATACAGCTCCCCGTTTATTATTTATCTCCTCAGCCAGCCGCTGTGCTTTCAGGGGATTTCTGATAACAGAAAGGCCGGGAAATACCCAGCCTCGCTTTGTAATGGAGTAGACGAAAGTGATCGCGCCTACCCGGATATTATCGTGAGGATGCGTCATCGCCATTGCTCCCCAAATACAAAACCAATTTCAGCCAGTGCCTCGTCCATTTTTTCGATGAACTCCGGCACCATCTCGTCAAAACTCGCCATGTAATTTTCATCCCGCTCAACCACGACATAATGCAGGCCTTCACGCTTCATTCGTGGGTCATAGTTGGCAAAGTACCAGGCATCTTTTCGCGTCACCCACATGCTGTACTGCACCTGGGCCATGTAAGCCGACTTTATGGCCTCGAAACCACCGAGCCGGAATTTCATGAAATCCCGGGAGGTAAACGGGCATTTCAGTTCAAGGCCGTTGCCGTCACTGCATAAACCATCGGGAGAGCAGGCGGTGCGCATACTTTCGTCGCGATAGATGATCGGGGATTCAGTAACATTCACGCCGGAAGTGAACTCAAAGAGGGCTCTGGCGTCGTTCTCGTACTGTTTTCCCCAGGCCAGCGCCTTAGCGTTAACTTCCGGAGCCACACCGGTGCAAACCTCGGCAAGCAGGGTGTGGAAGTAGGACATTTTCATGTCAGGCCATTTCTTTCCGGAGCGGGGTTTTGCTATCACATTGTGAACTTCTGAAGCGGTGATGACGCCGAGCCGTAATTTGTGCCACGTATGATCCCCCTGTTCGACAGCTCTCACGTCGATCCCGGTACGCTGCAGGATAATGTCCGGTGTCATGCAGCCACCTTCTGTTCAGAGGCTTTCTGTTTCAGGAATCCAAGAGCTTTCACTGCTTCGGCCTGTGTCAGTTCCGACGATGCGCGAATGTCGCGGCGAAATATCTGGGAACAGAGCGGCAATAAGTCGTCATCCCATGTTTTGTCCAGGGCAATCAGCAGAGTGTTAATCTCCTGCATGGTTTCATCGTTAACCGGAGTGATGTCGCGTTCCGGCTGACGTTCTGCAGTGTATGCGGTATTTTCGACAATGCGCTCGGCTTCATCCTTGTCATAGATACCCGCAAATCCGAAGGCCAGACGGGCACACTGAATCATGGCTTTATGCCGTAACATCCGTTTGGGATGCGACTGCCACGGCCCCGTAATTTCTCTGCCTTCGCGGGTTTTGAATGGTTCGCGGCGGCATTCATCCATCCACTCGGTAACGCAGATCGGATGATTGCGGTCTTTGCGGTAAATCCGGCATGTGCAGGATTCGTTGTCCTGTTCAAAGTCCATACCATCAAACTGCTGGTTTTCATTGATGATGCGGGACCAGCCATCAACGCCCACCACCGGAACGATGCCGTTCTGCTTATCAGGGAAGGCGTAAATTTCTTTCGTCCACGGATTAAGGCCGTACTGGTTGGCGACGATCAGCAATGCGATGAACTGCGCATCGCTGGCATCACCTTTAAATGCTGTCTGGCGAAGAGTGGTGATCAGTTCCTGTGGGTCGACAGAATCCATGCCGACACGTTCAGCCAGCTTCCCAGCCAGCGTTGCGAGTGCTGTACTCATCCGTTTTATACCTCTGAATCAATATCAACCTGGTGGTGAGCAATGGTTTCAACCATGTACCGGATGTGTTCTGCTATGCGCTCCTGAAACTCAACATCGTCATCAAACGCACGGGTAATGGCTTTTTTGCTGGCCCCGTGGCGTTGCAAATGATCGATGCATAGCGATTCAAACAGGTGCTGGGGCAGGCCTTTTTCCATGTCGTCTGCCAGTTCTGCCTCTTTCTCTTCACGGGCGATCTGCTGGTAGTGACGCGCCCAGCTCTGAGCCTCAAGACGATCCTGAATGTAATAAGCGTTCATGGCTGAACTCCTGAAAATGGCTGTGAAAATATCGCCCGCGAAATGCCAGGCTGATTAGGAAAACAGGAAAGGGGATTAGTGAATGCTTTTGCTTGATCTCAGTTTCAGTATTAATATCCATTTTTTATAAGCGTCGACGGCTTCACGAAACATCTTTTCATCGCCAATAAAAGTGGCGATAGTGAATTTAGTCTGGATAGCCATAAGTGTTTGATCCATTCTTTGGGACTCCTGGCTGATTAAGTATGTCGATAAGGCGTTTCCATCCGTCACGTAATTTACGGGTGATTCGTTCAAGTAAAGATTCGGAAGGGCAGCCAGCAACAGGCCACCCTGCAATGGCATATTGCATGGTGTGCTCCTTATTTATACATAACGAAAAACGCCTCGAGTGAAGCGTTATTGGTATGCGGTAAAGCCGCACTCAGGCGGCCTTGATAGTCATATCATCTGAATCAAATATTCCTGATGTATCGATATCGGTAATTCTTATTCCTTCGCTACCATCCATTGAAGGCCATCCTTCCTGACCATTTCCATCATTCCAGTCAAACTCACACACAACACCATATGCATTTAAGTCGCTTGAAATTGCTATAAGCAGAGCATGTTGCGCCAGCATGATTAATACAGCATTTAATACAGAGCCGTGTTTATTGAGTCGGTATTCAGAGTCTGACCAGAAATTATTAATCTGGTGAAGTTTTTCCTCTGTCATTACGTCATGGTCGATTTCAATTTCTATTGATGCTTTCCAGTCGTAATCAATGATGTATTTTTTGATGTTTGACATCTGTTCATATCCTCACAGATAAAAAATCGCCCTCACATTGGAGGGCAAAGAAGATTTCCAATAATCAGAACAAGTCGGCTCCTGTTTAGTTACGAGCGACATTGCTCCGTGTATTCACTCGTTGGAATGAATACACAGTGCTGTGTTTATTCTGTTGTTTATGCCAAAAATAAAGGCCGACTATGCGGCCTGAAATTACTTAACCAATGATGCTGCATATTCGATAAGGTAAAGCTTTGGGGCCAGCCAAATTTTTAACCAAGTCATATTGGTTACTACACCAATAATAAAAATCCCCCACAGAGTCAAAACTCCAACCAATGGCATGATAAGAAGGTTAATATCTCCCTTGCTATCCCAAACCATTGTCGGCCTGTATTTGGGATTTCCCCTCTCCCATGAGTATCCTTCATCACCGATTTTACCTGTCTCAACTCTTTGGCACTGCTTCTTCATAAACCAGAAAACCAGTGGGATTGTTAGAATGGCTATTAATGTTTTAATCAGACTGTCAACCATATTCCATAGCAGCAACTGATGAACAACATCAGGAATCTGCGCTTGGCTGAATGAAACAGCCGCGTCTATTCCATTGCTGGCTTTTTGCAGTAGTTCTACGAGAATCTTGTTTGCTTGTTCTTCCATATATCCCCTTGATTGTAATAAGCATGAAATTATTTACGGCCAAAAAATAAAGGCCACCATCAGGCAGCCTTGTTATTCTGTTTACCAAGTTCTCTGGCAATCATTGCCGTCGTTCGTATTGCCCATTTATCGACATATTTCCCATCTTCCATTACAGGAAACATTTCTTCAGGCTTAACCATGCATTCCGATTGCAGCTTGCATCCATTGCATCGTTTGAATTGTCCACACCATTGATTTGTATCAATAGTCGTAGTCATACGGATAGTCCTGGTATTGTTCCATCACATCCTGAGGATGCTCTTCGAACTCTTCAAATTCTTCTTCCATATATCACCTTAAATAGTGGATTGCGGTAGTAAAGATTGTGCCTGTCTTTTAACCACATCAGGCTCGGTGGTTCTCATGTACCCCTACAGCGAGAAATCGGATAAACTCTATTCACCCCTACAGAGAGCAAAAAAGAAACGCCGATGAACAACTCATGGTGGCAGGAACTAATGCATTTTTTCCTGCAAGGAATGACACTTAAACAGTTGATTCATATGCTAATCATCCTGATCATATTGATTATTGTTATGCCGGTAAGCGTAAAAGAATGGATAAACCTGCATAATCCAGAAATCCTTCCTCATTACTGGATGTATTACATCCTGTTGTTTTGCGTTAGCTATGTGCTTAACGGCGTTGTTAATTCCGCTTATCACGCTGTGACTGAAAGAATTGAGGTATCCGCTGCTCAGAAGCGCAAATCTAAAGAAGAAAAATATGTGCAAGATTTGTTTGATTCATTAACTCTTGGAGAAAGAGCGTATTTGGCATTCGCTGTAGCCGCTAATAACCAGCTACAAACGGAAAAGGGAGCTCATGAATCAATTTCATTGCTCAAAAAAGGACTCCTCGTTCGAAGGCCTCCTGCTGTTGGATATCCTGATACCGACCGTTTCGTTATCCCTGAAAGCTATAGACATGAGTGCTACATTAGGTTTGCCGGGAAGGCAGACAGCCTTATGGATGAACTTATCGCTCAGGATAAGCATGGCAAAAACAAGTAATTAGCAAATGAATTTATCATCTCGCTGTCAGTTGTTTTGATTTCCGGTAGCCTGCCGCGTAAATGGCTACGTTTGGCAGGCAAATACTTCCACTGCATTCATCTGCCTTCTTGCAGCGAAGGCTTCCGAGTGATGCTGCTTTGTCTGCTCTGACGCAACCAGAGAGCTTTAGCGCAATTTTTCGCGCCAGTCGCTGTTCTTGCATTGCCTGCTCACGTTGAGCCTGTCTGCGTGCTCTGCGGCGATTTCTGGCGTTATCGTCAGCCAGATATGTAATGACTACTGCCATGTTGACCTCCGATGATTGACTTTGGCGGTGACGCGCCGGGTGCTTATCTTCCGGTTGCCGTCGTGCAGCTGCACTTCACGTCACCCCAAAGCCAACTACTCTTTGGTTCCCGCATTTCGGCGGGACAATCCCATCAATGTTAAAGAGCCTGCCAATCTGTTCCGTTTGGCTACCAGCGTCCTGCTGATGACTTAAATTTAAGATTTCTTTAATTATTGGTTAAGGGTATTTTTGAAGAAAACTTAAATTTTATTGCGAAGTTTAAGTTTTGCTTTGATTTTTAAAGGAAAGAAAAAAGGGGCGAATGCCCCTTATGGAAGGTTTGCTATTTTTGCATCGACAACTACACCGATGATTTTGCAGTTACCGTTGATCTCAATCATCGGATATTGTGGGTTAAGTGGTTTTAGAAACCTTCTGCCAGCATCAATAACTAACTTCTTAAAAGTTGCCTCGTTTTCTCCTTCGAGCTTTGCCACTACCAGCTTCCCATTACGAGGTTCTACTTCAGGATCGACTAGTATTATCATCCCTTCCGGGATGCTAAGACCGGCTGGAGCCGTCATCGAATCACCCTTTACGTCCAGCCAAAACGAATCTTCTGAACAATCTACGGTTGTATCGTACCAGTTATCTATTGCACGCTTATGATATGGCTCTACAGCTTCCATCCAACATCCTGCGCTTACCCAACTAATTAGAGGATACGAACCTCTTGGATCATGCCTGCTGTGATAGGCAATGTTTGAAAGACTATCTTCTCCTTTCAACAAGTAATCAGGGGAGCACTGTAAAGCCTTGGCTAAAGCCAATAGGTTTTCGCCATTGGGCTCAGTTTCAGAACGCTCCCATTGGGAAATAGCAACATTAGACACGCCAACCATCTTGCCAAGGGCAGCCTGCCTAATCTTAAGTTCTTTTCTGCGAGCGCGAATACGCTCACCCATCAGTTGTGTATTCATAGTTAAGACATCTTAAATAAACTTGACTTAAGATTCCTTTGATAGATAATTTAAGTGTTCTTTAACTTCGGAGCGAGTCTATGTACAAGAAAGATGTTATCGACCACTTCGGAACCCAGCGTGCGGTAGCTAAAGCGTTAGGCATTAGCGATGCAGCAGTCTCTCAGTGGAAGGAAGTCATCCCAGAGAAAGACGCCTATCGACTGGAAGTCGTTACAGCTGGCGCCCTGAAGTATCAAGAAAGTGCTTATCGCAAAGCGGCATAAGCAAATTGCTCTTTAACAGTCATGGTCCTTATTCCCGCCGAAATGCGGGAATACAACGCGCATCAGTTGGTGCGTATAACTTCTTATTTGTTAAGGAAATACTTACATATGCAACTTACAAGTACTCGCAAGAAAGCGAATGCAATCACAAGCAACATCCTGAATCGAATTGCTGTACGTGGTCAGCGAAAGGTTGCTGATGCATTAGGGATTAATGAATCGCAAATTTCGCGATGGAAAGACAGCTTTATCCCAAAGATGGCCATGCTTCTGGCTGTGCTGGAGTGGGGTGTTGAAGACGAGGAATTAGCAAAGCTAGCAAAGAAAGTAGCCATGGTGCTGACAAAAGAAAAGCCTCAAGACTGCTGCAACAGTTTTGAGGCCTGATGTAGAAAGACTGGATCAATCCACAGGAGTCATTATGACAAATACAGCAAAAATACTCAACTTCGGCAGAGGTAACTTTGCCGGACAGGAGCGTAATGTGGCAGATCTCGATGATGGTTACGCCAGACTATCAAATATGCTGCTTGAGGCTTATTCGGGCGCAGATCTGACCAAGCGACAGTTTAAAGTGCTGCTTGCCATTCTGCGTAAAACCTATGGGTGGAATAAACCAATGGACAGAATCACCGATTCTCAACTTAGCGAGATTACAAAGTTACCTGTCAAACGATGCAATGAAGCCAAGTTAGAACTCGTCAGAATGAATATTATCAAGCAGCAAGGCGGCATGTTTGGACCAAATAAAAACATCTCAGAATGGTGTATCCCTCAAAACGAGGGACAATCCCCTAAAACGAGGGATAAAACATCCCTCAAATTGGGGGATTGCTATCCCTCAAAACAGGGGGACACAAAAGACACTAATACAAAAGAAAAAAGAAAAGATTATTCGTCAGAGAATTCTGGCGAATCCTCTGACCAGCCAGAAAACGATCTTTCTGTGGTGAAACCGGATGCTGCAATTCAGAGCGGCAGCAAGTGGGGGACAGCAGAAGACCTGACCGCCGCAGAGTGGATGTTTGACATGGTGAAGACCATCGCACCATCAGCCAGAAAACCGAATTTTGCTGGGTGGGCTAACGATATCCGCCTGATGCGTGAACGTGACGGACGTAACCACCGCGACATGTGCGTGCTGTTCCGCTGGGCATGCCAGGACAACTTCTGGTCCGGTAACGTGCTGAGTCCGGCCAAACTCCGCGATAAGTGGACCCAACTCGAAATCAACCGTAACAAGCAACAGGCTGGCGTGACAGCCGGCAAACCAAAACTCGACCTGACAAACACAGACTGGATTTACGGGGTGGATTTATGAAAAACATCGCCGCACAGATGGTTAACTTTGACCGTGAGCAGATGCGCCGGATCGCCAACAACATGCCGGAACAGTACGACGAAAAGCCGCAGGTACAGCAGGTAGCGCAGATCATCAACGGTGTGTTCAGCCAGTTACTGGCAACTTTCCCGGCGAGCCTGGCTAACCGTGACCAGAATGAACTGAACGAAATCCGCCGCCAGTGGGTTCTGGCTTTCCGGGAAAATGGGATCACCACGATGGAACAGGTTAACGCTGGAATGCGCGTAGCCCGTCGGCAGAATCGACCATTCCTGCCATCACCCGGGCAGTTTGTTGCATGGTGCCGTGAAGAAGCATCCGTTATTGCCGGACTGCCAAACGCCAGCGAGCTGGTTGATATGGTTTACGAGTATTGCCGGAAGCGTGGCCTGTATCCGGATGCAGAGTCTTATCCGTGGAAATCAAACGCGCACTACTGGCTGGTTACCAACCTGTATCAGAACATGCGGGCCAATGCGTTGACTGACGCGGAATTACGGCGCAAGGCTGCCGATGAACTGTCCTGTATGACCGCACGAATTAACCGTGGTGAGGCTATACCTGAACCAGTAAAACAACTTCCTGTCATGGGCGGTAGACCTCTAAATCGTGCACAGGCTCTGGCGAAGATCGCAGAAATCAAAGCTAAGTTCGGACTGAAAGGAGCAAGTGTATGACGGGCAAAGAGGCAATTATTCATTACCTGGGGACGCATAATAGCTTCTGTGCGCCGGACGTTGCCGCGCTAACAGGCGCAACAGTAACCAGCATAAATCAGGCCGCGGCTAAAATGGCACGGGCAGGTCTTCTGGTTATCGAAGGTAAGGTCTGGCGAACGGTGTATTACCGGTTTGCTACCAGGGAAGAACGGGAAGGAAAGATGAGCACGAACCTGATTTTTAAGGAGTGTCGCCAGAGTGCCGCGATGAAACGGGTATTGGCAGTATATGGAGTTAAAAGATGACCATCTACATCACTGAGCTAATAACAGGCCTGCTGGTAATCGCAGGCCTTTTTATTTGGGGGAGAGGGAAGTCATGAAAAAACTAACCTTTGAAATTCGATCTCCAGCACATCAGCAAAACGCTATTCACGCGGTACAGCAAATTCTTCCAGACCCAACCAAACCAATCGTAGTAACCATTCAGGAACGCAACCGCAGCTTAGACCAGAATCGAAAGCTTTGGGCTTGCCTTGGTGACGTCTCTCGTCAGGTTGAATGGCATGGTCGCTGGCTGGATGCAGAAAGCTGGAAGTGTGTGTTTACCGCAGCATTAAAGCAGCAGGATGTTGTTCCTAACCTTGCCGGGAATGGCTTTGTGGTAATAGGCCAGTCAACCAGCAGGATGCGTGTAAACGAATTTGCGGAGCTATTAGAGCTTATACAGGCATTCGGTACAGAGCGTGGCGTTAAGTGGTCAGACGAAGCGAGACTGGCTCTGGAGTGGAAAGCGAGATGGGGAGATCGGGCTGCATGACTATCAAATCAAATACGCCAGCACACGACAAGGACTGCTGGCAAACGCCGCTTTGGCTTTTTGATGCACTGGATATTGAGTTTGGATTCTGGCTGGATTCGGCAGCGAGCGACAAAAATGCTCTGTGTGCTCACTGGCTAACTGAGGCCGACGACGCGCTCAATTCTGAGTGGGTAAGCCACGGTGCAATCTGGAATAACCCACCGTACAGCAATATCAGGCCGTGGGTGGAAAAAGCCGCTGAGCAGTGCATACAACAGCGACAGACGGTAGTTATGCTTGTGCCAGAGGATATGTCAGTCGGATGGTTCAGCAAGGCTCTGGAGAGTGTCGACGAAGTTCGCATTATCACTGATGGACGGATTAATTTTATCGAACCATCGACAGGGCTGGAGAAGAAGGGAAACAGCAAAGGCTCCATGCTGCTGATTTGGCGACCGTTCATCAGTCCTCGACGGATGTTTACTACCGTATCCAAAGCGGCATTGATGGCGATCGGGCAGGGCGTCAGGAGGGCGGCATGAGGCGACAGCGACGAAGTTTCACCGACATCATCTGCGAAAACTGCAAATACCTTCCAACGAAACGCTCCAGAAATAAACGCAAGCCAATCCCAAAAGAATCTGACGTAAAAACCTTCAATTACACAGCTCACCTGTGGGATATCCGGTGGCTAAGATATCGTGCGAGGAAATGACAATGGATTATTCACAGTTAAGTGATTTTGAAATTAACAGAATGGTAGGAGACATAATTTTTAAAGGCCTGTGGGCAAGTAAACCGGAAACATCAGGGAATAACACCAACAAATGGTATTACGGAAATGCTGATACAACTTTTGAGCCATTAAATCATTTGCCTGACTACTGCAATGATCCGAGCGCTTCATGGCCGATTATTGAGAAATACAGGATTTCTATCTTAGACCAGTTAACTGAATGGTGTGTGGATGCAAAAGGCGTAAGCCCAATATTTGATACCAGACCTCTCCGCGCCGCCATGATTGTCTTTCTCCTGATGCAGGAGGCCAATAATGCTTAGCCCATCTCAATCCCTTCAATACCTGAAAGGAAGCATAGAGCGGGCTTCAATGTGCACAGAGTGGATTCTATCTAGGTTTAGCGCATACAGAAGATTGCCGGTAAAGGGCATGCCAAGCAAGTCGATGCTGCATATGCAAAAGAATGCGCGCTGGAAGGTATGGCGAGAACGCAGGTTATCTGGCTGAAAGAGGGGGTAATTAAGGCGTGAATACTTACCACATCACACTACCCTGGCCGCCGAGCAATAACCGCTACTACCGCCATAATCGAGGGCGCACGCACGTCAGCGCAGAGGGGCAGGCATACCGCGATAACGTCGCCCGAATCATTAAAAACGCAATGCTGGATATCGGCCTGGCTATGCCTGTGAAAATCCGCATTGAGTGCCACATGCCGGATCGCCGTCGCCGTGACCTGGATAATCTGCAAAAAGCCGCTTTTGACGCACTCACTAAAGCAGGTTTCTGGCTGGATGATGCTCAGGTCGTTGATTACCGCGTTGTGAAGATGCCTGTTACCAAAGGTGGGAGGCTGGAACTGACCATCACCGAAATGGGGAATGAATGATGTTTGAGTTTAATATGGCAGAACTTCTTCGCCACCGCTGGGGGCGTCTGCGCTTATATCGTTCCCCCGGTTCTGTTTTGACCGATTACCGAATACTGAAGAATTACGCCAAAACCCTGACAGGAGTAGGAGTATGAAGTCAGAGATAACAATCAACTAATACTGTTTTGTTGATTTTTGCTTGTAATTGGCGTTCTGGCCTGATTTTTGTGGAGTAAGTTGATGCGTGATATTCAGATGGTTCTTGAGCGTTGGGGAGCGTGGGCGGCTAATAATCATGAAGATGTGACCTGGTCGTCCATTGCCGCCGGTTTTAAGGGATTAATTACTTCAAAAGTAAAATCTCGCCCGCAATGTTGTGACGATGACGCGATGATTATTTGCGGGTGCATGGCCCGTCTGAAAAAGAACAACAGCGATTTGCACGATTTATTAGTAGATTATTATGTAGTCGGTATGACATTCATGTCACTGGCAGGTAAGCATTGCTGCTCTGATGGTTATATCGGGAAAAGGTTACAGAAGGCTGAGGGCATAATTGAAGGGATGTTAATGGCATTAGATATCCGGTTAGAGATGGATATCGTTGTTAATAACTCTAATTAATATGCCAATTGTTTACTAAAAATTATTAAAAATGGGGCGTTGAGACGCCCCCAAAAATAAAGGGTAATATATAACAGAAGGTTTATATAGTTAGAAGCAAGGTTGTGCTTCTAAAGGAAGTGGCTTGAGGGAGCCACTTATATGTTGGGGAGGCAACGCCTCCCGCAACATATCTTTTTCGTAATCAGATTAGAACTGGTAAACCAGACCTACAGCAACGATGTCATCAGTGCTTACACCGAGTGCTTTAGTGAAGTCATTTTTGTCAAGCAGGTTGATTTTGTAATCAACGAAAGTAGACATATTTTTGTTGAAGTAATAGGTTGCACCTACATCAACATATTTGACTAAGTCCTGATCGCCCCATACTCCAAGATCCTTACCTTTAGATTGCAGGTAAGCAACGGACGGACGCAGACCGAAATCGAACTGATATTGTGCAACAGCTTCGAAGTTTTGGGCTTTATTAGCAACGAAGTGATCAGCAAATACAGTCATATTCTGGGTTTCAGAATAGGTAGTGGCCAGGTAAATGTTGTTAGCGTCATATTTCAGACCTGCGGCCCAAACTTCTGCATTTTTACCGGAAGCAAATACTTCAGGAAGAACTTTCCCTGCATTAACTTGAGTGTCGGTACGATCAGATTTCGCATAAGTTGCACCGATACCGAATCCTTCGTATTCATAGGTAGCAGAGAAACCGAAGCCATCACCGTTACCTTCAGTGTAGTTATCGAAATCGCTACGATCGTTTTTGCCTTGGTACTGAGCAGCAAAGTTCAGACCATCAACCAGACCAAAGAAGTCGTTGTTACGATAGGTTGCAACACCAGTTGCACGTTGAGTCATGAACACGTCGGTTTGAGTCCAAGTGTCACCACCGAATTCTGGCAGGACGCCAGTCCACGCACCGATGTCGTATGCTACACCGTAGTTACGGCCGTAATCGATGGAGCCGTAGTCACCGAATTTCAGGCCAGCGAAGGCAAGACGGGTTTTATCTTTGGAGGAACCTTGAGATTCAGCGCGGTTGCCTTTGAATTCATATTCCCACTGACCGAAACCAGTCAGTTGATCGTTGATTTGGGTTTCACCTTTGAAGCCAAGACGGGCATAAGTAGTATCACCATCATCTGCATCATTAGAGGAGAAGTAGTGCTTAGCATTAACTTTCCCGTACAGATCCAGCTTGTTACTGTCTTTATTATAAATTTCAGCTGCCTGAGCAGACATCGCCATCAGTACTGATGCAGCTACAGCAGAAATTGCCACTGTTAATTTTTTCATCGTGAGCCCTTTTTTTGAACTATTATTAAAAAATGATGTCACTGCGCGATAAATATTCATCTAATCAATGTGATTATTTCAAGATGTAAGTTTTGGTTTCTCGTTTGATTTGTGAAGTAGATCTCTATTTTTCTCTGAACTTTTTTCTATCGAATCCTATTCATGGCTCTTGGCTGAATAAAAATAAATCTATTAGCCAATTTATATTAACGGCTGTTATTTATAAGTGCTCTATAATTTGAAGGTTCAATTTAAACCGGCTAAAAATAACACTGGAAATTATTTGTTGGTTATTTGTTGAGATTTGCTTATGTATTTGTAGTGGTGTTTTCAATACTCGGTAGCATTCTCGCAAATATCATTTAGTGGTTTACGTACGTAAAAAATTGGTTATGCTGTTAAGAGTGGTTACTTCGTCACACAGCTTAAACCCGCCGTCGAGCGGGTTTTTCCATTTTTTGAGTCTCGATATTAGCTGATAACCCAATACCTGAGTTATTCACTGACTCCGAGTCTGTTACGTTTCGTAGTATTCCCTCAATTTACACCCGCTTTGTCTGCGAGGTGGGGTTATGAAATCCATGGATAAGTTAACAACGGGTGTCGCCTATGGCACCTCAGCAGGTAGTGCCGGGTACTGGTTTTTACAGCTGCTCGATAAAGTCACGCCCTCACAGTGGGCAGCAATAGGTGTGCTGGGTAGCCTGGTATTTGGCCTGCTGACGTACCTGACAAACCTTTATTTCAAGATTAAAGAAGATAAGCGCAAGGCTGCGAGAGGTGAATAATGCCTCCATCATTACGAAAAGCCGTTGCTGCTGCTATTGGTGGCGGAGCAATTGCTATAGCATCAGTGTTAATCACTGGCCCAAGTGGTAACGATGGTCTGGAAGGTGTCAGCTACATACCATACAAAGATATTGTTGGTGTATGGACTGTATGTCACGGGCATACAGGAAAAGACATCATGCTCGGTAAAACGTATACCAAAGCAGAATGCAAAGCACTCTTGAATAAAGACCTTGCCACTGTCGCCAGACAAATTAACCCGTACATCGAAGTCGATATACCGGAAACAACGCGCGGCGCTCTTTACTCATTCGTTTACAACGTGGGTGCTGGCAATTTCAGAACATCGACGCTTCTTCGCAAAATAAACCAGGGCGATATCAAAGGCGCATGTGATCAGCTACGTCGCTGGACATATGCTGGCGGTAAGCAATGGAAAGGTCTCATGACTCGTCGTGAGATTGAGCGTGAAATCTGTTTGTGGGGGAAACAATGAGCAGAGTAACCGCGATTATCTCCGCTCTGGTTATCTGCATCATCGTCTGCCTGTCATGGGCTGTTAATCATTACCGTGATAACGCAATCGCCTACAAAGAACAGCGCGACAAAAATGCCAGAGAACTGAAGCTGGCGAACGCGGCAATTACTGACATGCAGATGCGTCAGCGTGATGTTGCTGCGCTCGATGCAAAATACACGAAGGAGTTAGCTGATGCGAAAGCTGAAAATGATGTTCTGCGTGATGATGTTGCCGCTGGTCGTCGTCGGTTGCACATCAAAGCAGTCTGTCAGTCAGTGCGTGAAGCCACCACCGCCTCCGGCGTGGATAATGCAGCCTCCCCCCGACTGGCAGACACCGCTGAACGGGATTATTTCACCCTCCGGGAACGACTGGTAATGATGCAGGCCCAACTTGAAGGTGCTCAGCAATACATAACCGAGCAGTGTTTAAAGTAAAATCTTAACTACAATATGATTCATTTTGATGATTGTTTCATAAGGAACAGTGAAGTAAGATCTAAGAGGAGTTAAATTTTATACAGTATAATCATAATATTGCAGCAAGGTGGTTATAATTGAAAGAATATTTAGATATGAATACATCTCATGTAAGAGTTGTTACTCATATGTGTGGGTTCCTGGTTTGGCTCTATAGTCTTTCAATGTTGCCACCAATGGTTGTAGCATTGTTTTATAAAGAAAAAAGCCTGTTCGTTTTCTTTATAACTTTCGTTATATTTTTTTGCATTGGTGGCGGAGCGTGGTATACAACTAAGAAATCTGGCATTCAATTACGTACCCGTGATGGGTTTATTATAATTGTAATGTTTTGGATTTTGTTTTCTGTTATTAGTGCATTCCCTTTATGGATTGACTCAGAACTTAATTTAACGTTCATTGATGCTCTGTTTGAAGGGGTTTCTGGAATAACAACAACAGGAGCAACTGTAATTGATGATGTTAGTTCATTACCTCGGGCATATTTGTACTATCGGTCACAGTTAAATTTTATAGGTGGTTTAGGAGTTATTGTTCTGGCGGTTGCTGTATTGCCATTATTGGGTATTGGTGGTGCAAAGCTTTATCAGTCAGAAATGCCGGGGCCATTTAAGGATGACAAACTCACTCCCCGCCTGGCCGATACGTCACGGACACTGTGGATAACTTATTCTTTATTAGGTATTGCTTGTATTGTCTGTTATAGACTTGCAGGAATGCCTTTGTTTGATGCTATTTGTCACGGGATTTCCACAGTTTCGCTTGGTGGTTTCTCAACTCATAGCGAGAGTATCGGATATTTTAATAACTATTTGGTTGAGCTGGTGGCTGGTTCTTTTTCCCTGCTATCGGCTTTCAACTTCACTCTTTGGTATATTGTTATTAGCAGGAAAACGATAAAACCTTTAATCAGAGATATTGAACTTCGTTTCTTTCTGTTAATAGCCTTAGGGGTGATCATTGTTACCTCTTTCCAGGTCTGGCATATAGGTATGTATGACTTGCATGGAAGTTTTATTCATTCGTTTTTTCTTGCCAGCTCCATGCTCACTGATAATGGTTTAGCTACGCAGGATTATGCAAGTTGGCCCACGCACACGATAGTGTTTTTGCTGTTGTCAAGTTTCTTTGGGGGATGTATAGGTTCAACTTGTGGTGGAATTAAGTCACTTCGATTTCTTATACTTTTCAAACAAAGCAAACACGAGATAAATCAGCTTTCTCATCCCAGAGCGTTGTTGAGTGTAAATGTAGGAGGGAAGATAGTTACAGATCGTGTAATGAGGTCTGTATGGAGTTTCTTTTTTCTTTATACTCTCTTCACGGTGTTTTTTATACTGGTGTTAAATGGTATGGGATATGATTTTCTTACATCATTTGCAACAGTGGCTGCATGTATTAATAATATGGGATTAGGTTTTGGGGCTACTGCATCGTCATTCGGAGTGCTTAATGACATTGCAAAATGTTTAATGTGCATAGCTATGATTCTTGGTCGCCTTGAAATTTATCCTGTTATTATATTGTTTTCAGGTTTTTTTTGGCGCTCCTAATATATGGCTGATTTATAATTGTGAGTTTAATATTATGTTGACTCACTCATTGATCCAATACCTAACTTTACCAGCAACACCTCCGTCCCCAGTAGCACTGGCTGCTGGGGTGCGTTTTATTCATAAAGCAAGGCTGTATGAGCGAGAAATTAAAGATAGTCTATCGCCCATTACAAGAATTGTCACCGTATGCGCACAACGCCAGGACGCACAGTACTGAGCAGGTGGCACAACTGGTAGAAAGTATTAAGCAATTCGGCTGGACTAATCCGGTGCTGATTGACGAAAAGGGCGAAATTATTGCGGGTCACGGTCGTGTTATGGCGGCTGAAATGCTCAAAATGGATTCTGTTCCGGTCATTGTTCTGTCTGGCCTGACGGATGAGCAGAAAAAGGCGTACCGCCTGGCAGATAATCGCCTGCCGATGAATGCTGGCTGGGATGAAGATCTGTTGCGGATGGAGCTGTCGGACCTAATCAATGCTGATTTTGATGTCTCCCTGACAGGCTTCATCCCGACAGAAATTGATGAACTGTTGACGGATGTTTTGCCCGGTACAGGAAATGAGGAGGAGCCGTATACGACGAAAATTGATACGCCTGTTTATGAGCCGTCGGGCGGTAAACCGGATATCAGTGAACTGTACGACGATACGAAAACTCAGGAGCTGATCAGCCGGATACGTTCGGCGTCCCTTGAGCCTGATATTGAGAAATTCCTCCTGTGTGCGGCAGAACGTCACACGGTGTTTAATTTCAGCAGAATTGCGGACTATTACGCTCACGCCCCCTCTGAAATTCAGTGTTTTTTCGAGGAGTCGGCGCTGGTGATCATTGATTATCAGCAGGCTATTGAAAATGGATTTGTCCGGATGACGCAGCGCATGGTGGAGATCATGCATGGTGGTGAGGAGGAGGAATATGCGTGATGATTTTTGCGCCTTTATTCTGACTCACGGGCGACCGGACAAAGTTCTGACTTACCGGACGTTGCGTCGTGCTGGCTATACCGGGAAAATTTTTATCGTTGTTGATGATGAAGATAAGACACGGCATCAGTACATGGCTGAATTTGGTGAACAGGTGCTGGTGTTTTCCAAAGCCGATATCGCCAGTCGTTTTGACGAAGCCGATAATTTCTGTGACCGCCGCTCAATTTTTTACGCCCGTAATGCCTGTTTCGACCTGGCAAAACTGGTCGGGTGTAAATACTTCATTCAGCTCGATGATGATTATCACGAGTTCCAGTTTCGGGTGGATCGCAACTATGACCAGGCCTATTTTCCGATAAGGAAACTGGATGCGATCCTTTCTGAAATGCTGGCGTACTACGAATCAATACCTGCTCTTTCCATCGCTATGTCGCAGGGCGGGGATTTTCTTGGTGACAATGGCGGCCATGCTTCGTGGGTGAAACGCAAGGCAATGAACAGCTTTATCTGTTCGGTTGATCGACCGTTCTCATTCATGGGGCGCATTAACGAGGATGTGAATACGTACACGAATCTCGGTCGCTGTGGTGAATTGTTTATGACGATCGGTGCTGTCCAGTTAGGGCAGAAACAGACGCAGAAAAACAGCGGCGGAATGACCGAGCTGTATCTGGATTCCGGAACCTTGTCAGCGCCAATGATATAAGACAGTAATTCACCATTTGGATTGTCCGCTCCACCCAACATGTTGTTTCCTTAAGGT